ATTCGGGGCAGGTTCTCTTTAACCCGGCAGTCGTCCCGGGTGTAGATGCCGTTCTGCACCATCGTGCTGTAAAGCGCAGCCCGTGCGGCGCTGTCGGCTTTGAGGAAGGCTTCAAGAGCGAACTCGGAGTAGTAGGTTCGGCGGTCAACGGCCGTCAGCAGGCGCTTGTTCACGCACTGCTGTATCTGGTTGGTGATCGAACTGATGCTGAACGTGAGGAACGCGATCATCTGTTGTTCAAGGCCCGTTCCCCAGTTGCTACCGGCGTCCGTCTTGCCGACCATCCATGGGGGCACACCAAACCAGCGACAGACCTCCTCAATGCTGTACGCCCTAGATTCCAATAACTGCGCATCGACCGGATTGATGCCGATCGACTCCGGCGTGATGCCCTGCTCGAGCACCGGCGAGCGACCGGCGTTCAGCGCACCCGATACCTGCTTCACATAGTCACGAAACTCTTCGCGCTGCTCGGGCTTCAGGACTCGATCGACCTTGAAGGCCACGGCTGGCAGCAAGCCATTTTTAAACGTGCCATTGGCGGCGTCGTCCGCCGACATGGCCGCGCCGAACACGTCCGCGCCGTAGCGGATGGCCGATAGCCCGACGCGGCCATCCAGGCTAAAAGCCGGAATGTGCAGCATGTTCTCGCGCTCGATCTTGCGCCGGGCGCCTTTTTTCGGTCGGTACCAGTACTCAACACGGCCATCACTGTCGAGCTCAAGGTCCACGCGTGACGGCAGCAGAAAATCCAGGGCGATGATCCGTCCGCCAATCCGCAGGATTTCTGCGAATGCATTGCCGCGCAGCAACATGGCGGCAACCATCGCCTGCCAGAACTGAAAGGCGGTCATGTCTTCGTTCGGGCTGGTGTGGATGACGTCGTAAATCGGAAAGTCGCGAGCGTCACTCCTGCCGCCGTCCACCTCGCGGCGGTAGACCCCGAGTGGAAGTCCAGCCACCGAGGTGGAGATGATCCGCACGCAGGACCAGACCGCCGACAGTTGCATGGCGTTGTCGACGGTGACCGTTTTCCCGGAGCTCGACTGCCCTCCAAGAAACTGGCCCCAAAAACCGCCGTCGCTCAACTTGATCGACTTTCCGAACCACCCCCCCAAAGAAGCGCTGGGCTTGCGGGCAGCGCGCCCGATTACGACCGATAAGGATTTAGTCACCTGTCAGCCCCTTGCGCACAAAGCCCGTGATAAGAAACAGAGCGCCGGCGCCGGCCAGCAAAGACCAGCCAAGGCCTGCCAAAATGTAAACGCCCGCGACGGCTAGGCCGAATCCGCACAGAGCGGTCAAAATGAAAACGTGTAATGGGTTCATACGATGATCGGATTCCGAATGGCTGCCATGAAGTCATCGTTGCCCCGGCCTTCGGGGTTCAGAGAAATCAAGGTCACCGCGTTGAATAGAGCCATCAAGGGATCGATCTTGGCCGAGCCACTGGCTTGCTTGGTGATCAGGATGGAGTTCGCGCGCGGCTCGACTTTCGCATTGCTGACACACCAGGCCATCATGGGTTGGCCGCCGTGTTTCATGCCGCCTTCGGCGAGCTTGCGTTCCGCCGTCTTGATCGCCCCGCCGAGCTTCCAGCCCTGGCTGATGGCAACAATCTTTTCCGGAGGGATTTCGCGCTCGATCATCGCGTCGTAAATCGCGCCAATCCCGACCGGGTCGACGCCGACCTTGTCCAGCAGGCCCGACTCTTCCACCTGTTCAACCAGGTCAGCCACCTCGAGCACGTCATCGCCGATTCGCTTTGACAGAGTCAGGTCGCCGTCTTTCTCAAAATCATGGAAGCGTGGGGCTTCTGCCTTTCTTCGCTCGAGCACGGAGGGATGCGCCCAAGCGTGAGTCCAAACCAACCAATCTCGGGTTCGTTTGTCCCGGCCCACCGCGGCGAAACCCAGTAAATCGTCCAGACCACCGCCATCGATCCCGATGTCGATGACGTCGCATCGGGCAATCACATCATCAAGGGTGAGCTTCTTTTCTGCTGCGCCGACCCAGTAATCAGCGCCTGCCCACCGGTCTGAGCGCAACGCGAGGCCGATCTCGACGTTAAGGTGCTTGGACATAAAGCCCAGCACCTCCGCCTCACCGGCCTCCTCCGCCTTTTTCATTTCCCGAATCAGGAATTTCTCGCTAACCGAGTACCCCATGTTCGGGTTGGTAATGTAGAAATTCTCGGGCTTGCGATGATCATCACCCTCAAGGATCTTTTTCGGAAACTCGTAGATCACCGGCAGGAAGTTCGGATCAATGATCGTGCCGTCACGAACACCCCGGGCGTACTGGAGCTTTTCGCGAAATACGCCCGCCGGGGGTTGGTCAGACTGCGTCGTGAGATAGATCACGAACCCTTCGGGCCGAGAGGCAAGTCCACCGGTGGCTTCGCGCAGCATGTTGGCCGCGTGCGGGTTCTTGCCAAAGAGGTGGAGCTCGTCGACCAGGACGACGGCGGCCTTCTTCCCACCGACAGTGTTTTGATCGGCGGCCACCACCTTCAATGTCGCCCCGGACTCACGATGGGTGATCGTCCGAACGTGATCCTGCACATGCAGCAGCGCCGAAAGTTCTTCGTCGTGTTTGACCATGTCGCGAGCCGGCGCGTAGGCGTTGTTCGCCACCTCGATCGTCGGCGCCAGGATGATGAACTCGGCTGACTGGCGCCAGTTCCGGATCAGCACCGTGAGCATGATCGCGGCAGCGATGGTGCTCTTAGCGTTCTTTTTACTGATGAGGAGAAAGAACTCCTGAATCAGCCGCTCGCCAGTACTGGAGTTGTAGGCACCGAAAATAGCGCCGGCCAGGTCACTGATCCACGGCGCACAGGATTCGCCAATCAGCGGGCTACCCGGTGCGTCGACAATCCGCAGGTCATTGAGAACCTGCATGCACGCGGCTGCCTCATCCGGAAAGAGGGGCGGAAACGGAACCAGCGATTGTCGGTTGACGATGCGCGACTCCCAGTCTGGGCACGCTGTGTCCCAGGTGGGTTCGCTCATCTATCTGTCCATTAGGGAAATCTTTGGGGTGAGCATTACCCCCTCGATCCCAGGGTAATCATCGAAAAATCGGGCAATTTCCCGCTCGCTCAGCAGGTCTGCCGACGCGCGCCATCAATCGTCCTGATCATCTTCAATAGGGTTGAGCGACTCGTGGAAGTAAGGCATCAGGGCAGTAGCTGCTTCAATTCGATCTGCAGCAGAAAGCGTCTGATCGTTCATCATCGCCAACAAAAATTCCAATGGGTCGTTAAATTTGCGGGACAGTGCTGATTCTTCCTTTGACATTCATTTCACCGAGCGTAGATGGGATGGTGGTGGCGCGGAGGGTCCGAACTTCCCCTTGGCCACCTTTTTCATGGCAGCTTCTGCCGACTCCTTTTTACCGATGTCGCCCTTCTTGGGATAGTCATACGGCATCAGCCCTAACGCAATTTTGGCGGCTAGGTCTGGATTCAGAATCTCATTGTTGAGCGCAATTCGCTCGAGTAGTGCCCGGCTGTCAAAGGTCGCTGAGGGCTGAGCCGCCGGCTCGTCGCAGTTAACTTCTTTAACCTCCGACTTAACTTTTTGCGGAGAGGGGCCCAGAGCGGTGCACCGATGCATATAGGTGGTCACGTCTGGGTCTTTGTAAAGCTTGGAACCAGCCTGCGGCGCGGTCTTCGCGCTGTATCCAGCATCGATCGCTGCTTGAGATTTACTGGACCCAGACAAAAGAGCGTCCGCAAACCGGCGCTTTTTGTCGGTTAATGCCATTTAACTTTTCCTGATTGAGGGAAAAAATCTCTGCGTGCGGTCGGGGGCGGTGTCCTATGCAAAACCTTCCACGGTTTCGACCCGCCCCGGGGCACTGACGTGCCACATTGGCCAATCGATACCGATTCGCATTGGAACGGCGAAAACGTCGGACATCACGCTCGCCCTGCCCCCTCGGCCGACTCGGCGGCGGTCTTCAACTTGTGGCACGGGATGCAGAGCGCCTGAAGGTTCTCTTCATCGTCCGACCCACCCCGAGCGCGGTTCACGATGTGATCGACTTCGAGGTGCAGCGTGATGATGCCGCAGGCTTGGCAGGTGTACTCGTCACGTACCAGGATCGCGGCACGCTTACGTCGCCAAGGTCGGCCCCCGCGGCCCGAACCCCAGCCGTCTGCACCTTCCGGTGCAACCGGGATGGCGAACGACCTGCCCTCAGCCATGCTCATTCGAGGCGGCAGAGTTTTGAGTCTGGACATGCGCCGTGTCTCCGCTAACAAAGGGTGTTCACTACTTGCTCTGACTGCGCTTGATCTGCGCGTCCACCTGGTCGGCGCACGTGTCCAACAAACTGATGGCTTGATCCTTGAGTTGCCAAACATCGCCATTCAGACGTAGGTCGTAGGCAGCTTCATCAACGCGCTCGCACGGGATTAGCTCAGGGGGTTCGACTCTTACCGCCGCTGTCTTTGTTAGCATTGGCGGTGGGCTTCCCGCGCAGGCCGTCAGGAAGAGGCTGAGCAGCCCAATCACGAACAGCCGGGCTGTTGCGCTTGAGGTCTTCAAAGTTCTTCTCCGCCTTTCTGGCTTTGGCTTGGCTGGCCTGAAGCCGCTTGGTGAGATCGCGCTGATAATCAGCATTGCGCTGGGCTTCCGCTCGCAGCGTGGTGATCGTTGCCTGGCTCTCGGTGTTAGCCGCGATTGCATCGTTCTTGCTCTTTGTCTCGATCTGCATTTCACCGCGCAGAGCGATGACCCGGTACTGCTGGATGCCGACGAGCAGGACGGCGACCAGGGCAATGATGATTGCTGCAGCGATAGCCTTCATGAGGCATCCACCTTGCGACCAATGAATCGGGTCACCAACTCGCGGATAGCAGTCACGCCAAGGAAGCCAATCGATCCGCCGGCGGCAACCGAGAGACTCGGGGGCCAGGCCATCCACTCAATCAGGCTGGATGCAACAAGGCTCAGCGCTCCACAGATCAGCGATTCGAAGAAGATTCGACGCTTGCTGGTTTCTTTTGCGTCGTACATCACGCGCAGTAGGGAGACGGTGATGGCCATAATTGCGCCCTGCCATAGCGGATTGCTCAAGGCCAGCCAGATCTTGGCCCAAGTGTCTGGTTTGTCAGGCATGGGAAGGCATCCGGTGTCCTCCCTCGCGGGGAGCAAAAACGAAAAAGCCCCGCACGATGGCGAGGCCTGGAGTAGAAAGCAAAAAGCCCAGCGGATGGCTGGGCTTTGGTGTCGTCTCTCATAACGCGCAAGATCGACATGATGGGATTAATTTCGCTCATCCGCTCACTGATGTCAACAGGCAATCACGCTGCCTGTTCGATGAGCAAACCTTCGTGCTCCAGGATATCCCCAGCATGAGCCAGCGCCTCATTAACCAGATCGTCAGCCGCCTGTTGGATGGATTGCCGCCAGCGTCTGCGGGTTGACTCCGGTGTGCCGCCGCTCTCCCAGGTGTTCATGTCGTAGAAGCTGTCCTTCAGTACGATCATGTCGGCGGATCGGGAGTTATCTTTCTTGGCCTTGGCCTGACCAGCTGCAACAGCTGCTTTCACCATCGCTTCGCGACGCCATGCCGGCGCATCAAGCGGAATCTCCACAGATACCGAACTCACAACCTTTGGCCGGGCGCCCTTCAATTGCGGGATCGCCCAAGCAGTGACCGCCTTATAGAGGAACAACTTCGGCGCCGGCGTATTGATGATGGTTTGCAGCGCTGCGATCGCTTGCACCTTGCGGCCTTTGTGCGTGCTGTATTTGGCGACTAGGGCATGCCAATGTTTCGGCTCAAGCCCATGATGCAACCTGGCCGACACCCAGCAATCCACTTGAGATCGATCAATGCTACTGGCCCCACGGGATCGAACAAGCGTCGCCAGATCGCCACCTTCATCCTCGTCGGCAGAGTTGTAGAGCTTCTGCCATGCCTGCTTACTGGTGTTGTCGATGGCTTCAGCTGCAAGGGCCGAAACAACTGCATTCAAAATGCCTGGATAAATCATCGCTCAATCCCCTGTGTAGTTCGATCCGCCGGCGCCGCGGCGGTTGTTCTGTTCGTATTGCTGCTGGGCACCGCCGATAACATGACGGGCCCTGGCGATTTCGGTGAGCGCGTCTTTCAATCGCGCATTGAGTACCGGCACAACGTCACTCAACGGCAGAGTCTGGAGCGTATGGCCGCAGACCCAGCCCGACCCTAGGCAGTGGTCGCACTCGAGATAGTGGAAAAGCCCGAGCCGTTCGCCCTTACCGAGGCAGACGTTGCATTCGACGATGAACTTCAGCTCGCGCTTCTGGAGTGATCCGTGGAGCTTCTTCATTGAGCCTCCAGCAGTTGCTCGTGCAGGCGGTAGACGTTTGGACCATCGCCATGAGGCCAGTGCTGCACGGAAAGCTCCTTGCCGGTTTGCATGGTCAGCACCAGGTGCTTACCGCCATTCCAATCCTCGTACCGCATCGAGCTGACTTCGGCTGGATTCACGGCGAGGCCGGATGCCTTATCGAGCAAAATCATCATTTTTAAACCTCGCCTATGGTTGATTCTTGAATGGCCTCGCAGGCCTTATGTTCTGCGGCTTCCAGCGGATTACCAGAATCTCCGAATCTAAAGCCGGTCAATCCGTGAATCAGGGCAAAACCCTTCTGGTCTAGATGGGCGTGCCACTGTTCCAAGGCATCACGCTTGCGACCCATCACGTCCGACTGGATGTACACCTTCACGTTGTGGCCCATCGCGTGGTTGATCAGCAGCTCGCCGATCAGGTGGTCAATGCCAAGGTCTGCCCATCCGGTACGGGCCACCTTGCGCAGGTCATGGCTTGTCCACTCGCCCTGCCCCAATCGGGCGAACACGGCGCTGGCCTGGCCTTCGCTCAATGCCTTTCCGTTGCGTGCCGGGAACAGGAATTGGCCGTCATAGCCACGGGCGTATTGACCGTCGCGGTACCACATCAGCAGCGCACATACCTGTTCGGTCAATGGCAGGTGATGCTCGGCGCCGGTCTTGGTGTGCTCGGCCGGGATGAACCACTCGCGCTCAGCCAAGCTGATGTGCGACCAGCGCGCCTGACGGGTTTCGCCGATGCGCGTGCCGTGGCAGAGCATCATCAAGGCGAGCATGGCATCCAGCGGCGCGGATACCATGACGGCGTCCAGCTGCTCCAGCAGACCCGACAGCTGCACCCCACGCAGGCGAGACGGCTTGATCCCGACCTTGGCCTTGGAGAAGTCGTTGAACTTAATGGTTGCCATCGGGTTGGCCGAGATCAGCCCCAGCTTGAACGCCTGGCGAAAGGCCAGGGCCAGCAGCTGGAACACCGAGCGCACGTAGTCGATAGAAATGCTTTCCTGCAGCGGCCACATGAGCTGGCTGTCGAGGGTCGCCTTGTCGATGCCGGTCAGTGGCAGGTCACCCAGGCGCGGGATGAGGTGGCACTTGATGGCCGAGGCGCCGGTCTTCTTGCGCTTGCTCGACAGATTGCGGTCACGCGACATGCGCTCGGCGTACCAGTCCAGCAGCTCGCCAACAGTGACCCACTTCGACAGGTTCGCCCCGGTACCGGCCTCCAAGCGGAGACGGATAGCCGGCAGCGCCGCGACCACCTGCTTGGTGTTGAGATCCGGGAAGGCGCCGATTCGCTTCCACTCGCCCTTCACCACCAAGTACCAAGACGCACGTTTCCGAGCCCGGGTGAAGCGCAGGTACAGGCCGCGATTCTCAATGTCGCGCAGATCCCGGACATCGCCGGCAGCCTGCCGTTTGATTTCGGCGTCGGACATCTTCACGGCAGCACTGGTCATGCGGCCACCACTGTCGGAGCGAGCCGCAGGTAGGCGCGAATTTGCTCCGTCGTGTCGAAATGCCCGCGACATACGACCGCCAGATAACCCTGGTCATTGAGCTTGCGAATGCGTTCGTGCTGATTGGGCGAGATCGCAGCATCGTTCGGCGGCGTGGCCTTGAACTCGATGTACAGACCAAAGTAGCCGCCACGGGCCATGGTCAAAACCAGATCGGGAATACCGGCCTTCACGCCTTGTGCTTTCAACTTGCCAGCGACGGCCTTCACGCGATGCCCGCCGTTGGGCACGTGATACATCAACTCGAACACCTCCGGGTAACGTAGCTCAAGCTCGCGCATCAGCGCTGCCTGTTCCTGCCCTTCCCGGTCAACTGGCTTGGCTCGCATGAGCTTCTGCTTGAATAGTTTGGGAGCCGCTGGCGTCATATTGTTTCTCCGGTGAATCGATCGACCACTTCAAAGGTGGTTGGCCACATCAGACTGCCGAACTTTTTAGCAGCTGTTTCATGCTCGAAGAGCGCAACTGCCCTGTCCGGTTTGTACGTGAGGTCGAGCTTGTACGCGCAGCAATGCACGGCGTAGCGATATTCGGCGGCGTTAGTTGGAGCCAGGTGGGGATTGGCCCTGGATATCTGCTTTACGGATGCGCTCATCAGAATCGTTCCTTTTTGGCATATCGACTGGCCAGGCTTGCTACCTTTTCCGGCTGCTCGACAGGTTCTGGCTTCCACCCGGCAGCAAGGTTTTCGAATCGGTTGTATTGGCCAAGGAAGGCCGTGCGGACGGTGCCCATCTCGATGTCACGACCCTTGCCGATGATGATTTCGGCAATGCCTTTTGCCTCGGTGTTTTCGTGGTAGACCTCGTCGCGGTAGACGAACATGATCACGTCGGCGTCTTGTTCGATGGCACCCGATTCACGCAAGTCGGAGGGCACCGGGCGCTTGTTGGGACGCTCTTCGCATTTGCGAGACAGTTGACTCAACAGCACGACAGGGATGCCCAACTCTTTGGCAAGCAGCTTGCAGCCGCGGCTGATGCTGCTCACCTCTTCGGTACGGTTGCCGCCGTCCCCTTCCACAAGCTGCAGGTAGTCGATCATCAGCAGGTCCAGGCCATACCGAAGCTTGTGGCGTCTGGCCAAAGAGCGAATGCGCCCAATCGTCGAGCCGGCACGGTCGGCAATGTATAACGGGGCGCTGCGCAACAACCCAGCCGCTGCCGCCAGTTCGGCGCCATGGCTCTGGCAAGCCGTGCCAGTCTTCACCAGGTTCAGTGGAATACGCCCCTCCGAAGCCACGGCGCGGTCCAGCAACTGACCTTTGTTCATTTCTAAACTGATAACGAGTGCCGACTTGCTCTGGCGTACAGCTGCGTCGATGACAAAGCCCATGGCAAGCGTGGTCTTGCCCATAGCCGGACGCCCGGCGACGATGTACAGGTGGTCAGGCTGCAACCCACCGAGCTTCTCATCCAGATCTTTCAAGCCAGTCGACAGACCAATGAGGGTCTCGCCCCGGGAATGGCGATCATGGCGGTCCTGCCAGACTTCAAGCTGATCGACGAGCACGTCGCCGACTTTGACGATGTCGTCATCACCCGAACCGCAATCAATCGCCATGGCCGCCGCCTGGACCGCTGCGATCTTCGCCTGCGTGTCCTCAGTACCTTGGGAAATTTCCATCGCCTGGCTGCCAAGGTCGTAGAGCGCCCGGTCAATGGCCCGCTCGCGAACGATCTGGGCGTATGTTCGAGCGTTAGCGATACTCGGTGTGTTTTTGACGATTTCGGCGCAATAGGCGAATGCCGGGCTGCCGTCGTCCATCGAACCGATGTGATTACCGACAGTTAGGAAATCCACCGCCTGACCAGACGAACGAACGGCCATGATGCTGCGGTACACATCGGCGTTTGCCGGGAAATAAAACGCCTCGGCGGACAGGTCTTCGCAGAGGGTATCGATCAGCTCTGGACGCTGCATCATAGCGCCAAGCAGGCTGTGCTCCGCCTCAATGCTGTGAGGGTCACGCATGGTAATTCCCCTCGACGACCTTCACGAAATTGCGAGGGGCGATCAGCCAGTCGAACGAGGCGCGGAACGGCTTGGTGCCGAAACGGCCCTCCACCTTGCCCATCAGGAAGTTCGACGCCTTCACCGACTCGAAGTACTCACGCCAAAACGCCAGGTCGCGATGGGCCTCGTGCTCACGCCACCGACCCTGCAGGTTCTGCTGGCGGGTTTTATTGATCAGGGTTACGGCTGGCAACTCGGAAAGGATTTCGTGGTACAGGTCGACAATGGCCCGGTGGGGGCATGAATCGGCTTTCGTCCTGGAGAATTTTCCCGCCGGAGCCTCCGGTTGACGCTCGGCGTCGACGACTACCTCGTCAGAGGTAGTATTTGTATTTGTGTCTTTATTGTGTGGTGGAAACGCCACTAAGGACGTGGTGGAAACGCCACACTGTGGCTCTTTTTTGGTGGTGGATTTACGGTTGTTTTTAGCGTCAATCCGCCATGCACTCACCGGTGAAATCCCTATAGGCGCCTTGCTTCCACCTTCGCGGTAAATCACACGCTGGCGCAGCAGCTCACCGATGATGCGTGAAACGTCCTCTCGGTGGATATTGGCCATCTCGGCGATGTAGGAAGCCGCTATGCGGGCGCTGGCGACGTTGTAGCCTGAGGTCTGGCGGTGGATGGCCAGGGCGACACGAAGTTCCCTACCTGATAGGTCGGCGCGGATCAGGGCGCCGTAAAGATCGTTTTCCATCCGGGTAAAGCCCCCCGGGTTACTTGCGTGAAGTTGAATGACATTGCTCATGCTGAAGTCTTCTGTTCCGAGGAAAGGGACGCCTTCAGGTGATCAAGGCATTCTCGGCGAAATCGGGATTTCGACTCACGGGAGTACTGGAAACGAACCAGTAACGCTGCGTGCATGGCGGCAGATTGATGGGTGGTGCAACGTTGCGACACGTTTTGCGAATGATCGAAAGGTGTCGTGACATGGTGGGTATTGCCGGTCGTGATCTGGTTGTGCATAATCATCTCCACAAAGTTTTGCCGCTGTTGAAAAAGCCGACCTCGACCGTCGGCTTTTTTGTGTCTTAAATTCAGGCAGCCTTCAGCGACTCACGCAGAACGTGCAGCGCGTCGATGGCTTCTTGGATGGCCTTTTCGCCTTGGGCCTTTTCGTGCTGGCTGATGTGGTTGTCCTCAGCTGCATCAAAGATCAGCCGGCCAACATCGCCGCACTCAGCCGAAAGCTGCCCAAGCGCAATCATCAATGGCTTGACCGCAGGCTTTTCCCGCGCAGTCAGGTCGAAACCGAACTGATCAGCGAGCGTCGTCAATGGCCGCATATCGCCGGTGTGCAACAAGATCCCGAACAGATGTTCGATGGTCAGATGGTGAGCGTCGTTGTCCGGGTTCGAGCGCTGGAGCAGGCTCACATGGGGAACACCCATCTTGGCGCTCAGCGACTTTGCTTCGTTGTCCTTGACCGCGTCGTGGCAGGCCCGCAGGAACTTGTCCATTCGTAAAACCTCGTTTCTGTTTCCGTGGTGGCGTTATGCCAACCAGGCGATCATTCGTTCATCAACTGATCACGGATGAACCCATGACCCTTTTTTCTATGTGGCTCCGAATTAGGTGCCAGCCCCGCCTGGTCCAATCTCTGCTGTCGCGGCACCTAATAAGGGGCCGGACCGTTACCTCGAAGGGAAAATTGACACCACGTTTTCTGCCTGGGCTTCTTGCGCAGAATGAGCAGCAAGACGGCTTCGCCGGGCTGCTGCATCGTTTGCGAGTCGAGCCGCACTGCGCCGCTCTATCGCTCGCTCCGTCATTTGCAGAATCCGGTCAGCGAGTTGATCCATGCCGATTCCGACTTCATCAGCCCACTGTTCAAGCTGGTCCTTCTCGTCCTGCGTGTACTGCCCTACTTCAGGTATTGCAGGCATTGCTCCCTCCATGGCCTAGTCAGGCGCTGAGTTTCTTGTCGTTGACCTGGGTAATGACGTCCTGCTCTCGTCTTGCTTGCAGAGCTGCGCGGATGAGATCGCGTGCGAGTACAGCAGGTTGAATTTTCAGCTCTCGGGCCAGCTCGGCCAGTGCCGGAAAACCATCCAGCTCGTTGTCGTCAATCAGTGGGAAGTACCCATAGCTCTCTTTGAACCGCAAAGCCGCCAACGTGAGGTCACGAACCAAGGCGCCCGGCTGAACCTCACGCTTCAGCGCCTCCACCTGAATAGCGGCGTAGGCGTCGTCATTCAGGCGAGACTTCAGCTGATGGGTGTTGCGATGCGACTTGTTTCCGTAGGCCATGGTTTCGCTTCCGCAATTAAGAGTGACGGGGCTGAGTTAGGCGGCGGACTCGGCAGCAATAGCAGCGAGTTTCGGGAAGAACGAAAAAGCAGATACGCGCCCTTGGGTGGCCTTATGCAGTTTTGTGGCTACATCTTCAGAGGGCTTTCTGTGTCCACCGGCGATCAGCCAGAGATAACCAACGGAGATTCCCGACGCATCGGCAACCCGCTGGCGCTCGTCAGGAGCAGCTTTGGTAAGCCAGGCCTGCATGTCGGGAATTGGGGTCTTCATGTTCACCACCTTCTTGCGAGATATATCAAATTTATCTCATTGATAATTTGAAGGCAAGAGACGATTGATCACAGAGATTATTTATCAATTAGATAAAAGTAGGGATGATTCGGGGATGGATACCAACAGCATTCGCAGAGAAAACTTACGAGCCCTTGCGGCTCGATATGGCACGCAGGCCGAGTTCGCAGCCGCATGCGGCACCGCGCCGTCCGTGATAAGCCTGATCGTATCGCCAAACCCGAAACGGAATCTTGGGCATCAACTAGCAAGAAAAATTGAGTCCGCTCAAGGCTTGCCTATGGGGTGGCTGGATAGTGCCCACTCAAAAGAACCGGGCGAGACAGTCGATCTGTCGTTCTTGCCAGCTGCTCTCGCTCAAAAAATAACCAGCTATCGCGCGGTAGTCGAAATCGAACGGTTTGATATTGCAGGATCAATGGGGCCAGGCACGGAGCCGCCAGACATGAATATGGTCGTTGAGCATATGAGCCTTGATGCCGGGTGGGTTCGTCAAAATCTGGTCTACACCGCCATCGAAAATCTCAAGCTGATATCTGGCCGTGGCGACAGCATGGCACCCACAATCCGAAGCGGTGATGCATTGATTGTCGACGCCGGGGTCACCTCCGTTGAATCGGATGCTATCTACTTCTTTTTGATGCGCGGGCAGCAGCACATTAAGCGCATCCAGAGAAATCTGGATGGTCTGACTATCATTTCGGACAACAGCCAGTACCGTGAGATTGATGTGCCTGCCGATCGCGAAGGTGACATCCAGGTCCTGGCCCAAATTATTTACTGGTGGACCGGGCGCAGCTACTGAGTCACTAGGCTCACCACTCTTTCGCAGGAGCCCTCATGCCCCTAACCAAGCCCAACCAACAGCTGCGCCGCGATCTTAAGCAGGCCGCTGCTCTGCTGAAGTGGTCAGGCGTGGACCTGCTCCAGGCAGCGAGGAAGCTGTCCGAGACCGGGCAGGAAGCCGAAGCTCAGGAGCTGCTCAAGATCGCCATGAGCTTTCAAGAGATTGAGGACATGCTGACGGGGTATGCGGAAGAGGTGCGGGATGGCCGAGTGACGCGAGCCAAGGCTGAGTAGGCGCAGCAGAGGTTTGCTAGGAAGCTCCATGGAGCTCAATAAATCAGAGCAAGATCTAAAACATGACCTCGAGGGCGTCGCTACCGACCTGAAGTGGTCGGTGATGGACCTGATGGGCGTCGCCTAACACCTGAGTCTAGCAATCAAGAAAAGTGTCTAGGGACGGACCAAAATTCAGGCCTTTATCCCCCTAGACAAGGATTGATACCAACAAATTAAGGGGACAACAGATGAGTGCAATCGAAGTACCGCTAGAGACTCAGTTTAAGTTTGAAGGGGTGATGATCGAGCGGGTCATTGTACATCGCATCTTTCCAAGATCGGCTCAGAAAGAGTTCGTGGCCCCCACCACTAGCAGCCAGCTTGTGAAGCTTCCGCAAGCAGCCCTAGATACATTGCAACAAAGGATCCAGCATGCCCTGGGCAACAAATCCCATGGCATTGAGATGTCTATTGCCAGCAGCGAAAACGGAAGCTTTTTCCAAATAGCCGCTGGAATGAATCACTCTTCTGAAAAAAGCTTCATTGATGCATCAAAGGAGCTGGCGAAATCCCTTAGCAAGGCCCAGCAACAAACCAACGCGCCGGGAGGAATGCTGGCTGTGATTGCTGGTCGCGTGGGGGAGAATGCACTTCCGTTTCTGGCTGTCATCAAAGCAGAACCTCAGGACGGGTTCAGAGCGAACGAGCATGACGGCCAGGTAGACGTTGAGTACATATCAAATATCCTGCTCACGGACTCTCAACGACTCTACAAGATCGGTTTTTTGGTGGAGGTAGCCAGCAAGCCTGCGGGAACGGATGGATACGCAGCAGGAAATTTCCGCGCATTCTTGTTCGACCACCTCATGACCGCAACAGAGACAAGAAGCGCTGCCGCCTACTTTTACAGTCACTTCCTTAGCATGAGTATTCAGGAGTCTTCGAAGAAACTGACGCAGGACTTCTTTGAATTCACTCGAGCATTCATTGACACAGCTCCTGTCACTGCAGACGAGAAGCTGGACCTTCACGAGGCGTTGCGAGCTGAGTTGAGAAGCAAGGATGCTACCATCTCCGTTGCGAGCTTTTCGACCAAGCACATGCCGGAGTCCATACGCTCAGAATATTCTGGCTTCATGACTACGAAAGGCTTCCCAGAAAATGCCATCAGCAAGGACATTGGCTACATTCAGGCCAAGCTCAAGCGGAGGCGAAAGTATGTGTTCACCAACGGAGTCTGGCTCAGCACCCCGCCAGGCGAGGCAACGGACCTGATCGAAATTGATGCATCCAACGACGGCGAGACCGTCATAAAAATCAAGGGAGACCTTGAAAGGCAGCAATAGTGGACATTGAAGCTTTCAGACATTATCTCCATGCCTCCCAATCGACCTACGACAAGTGGGGGGCTTTCGTCGCCAGTACGGTAGAGAAGAGACTGAAGAGTGCTGGGATTTCATTCGACGCTTTCATCAAGATTCCGGTGAAGCCTAGGGTGAAGACCATAGAGTCCGCGATAGGTAAGCTGGGTCGCAAAGGATACACCGACCCTTTGCTGGAAATGACGGACCTGGTCGGTGTCCGTTTCGTCGTCCTCCTCTCCGATGAAATCGATATCATTTGCGCAGCTATTCAAAACGAAGAGTTGTGGAGCGCAAAGGTGTCTCGGGACTTCGCTGCGGAGATTGAGAAAAACACAAAAATCTTCGACTATCAGTCACAGCATTTTGAAGTCCGTCCAAAACAGCCCATAGAGCTGGAGGGATTCACCATCACCGTCGATATGTGCTGCGAGGTTCAGGTCAGAACCCTTCTTCAGCACGCCTATGCAGAAATGGTCCACGACAACATATACAAGCCTTCTGGCTTTGTCCCAGCTAAGGCGGAGCGCCATGTTGCGCGAAGCATGGCGCTGATGGAAACCACAGATGACTTGTTCTGCAGAACGATGGAGCTTCTAAGGGAGGCTAACGCCCCTAAAGTGGAACTCTTGAAGGAGCTCACGGATATCTACAGTGAAAAAATTGGAGAACAATATCTCGCCGCTGACGACAAGAGTGCCTCAGTGCTAGCGGATGAATTCCGAGAGCTGGTCGGTGACAGCTTAGCCGCTCAGATCTATGCGTTCCTGAGCCAAAAAAAATATATAGCGCTCAATATTGCCAAGAGAGCCGCTACAGTGCCGATGTTTAATCAAGCAGCGGTTCTTTTCGTTTACTGGTTAGCGCTAAATCATGATACCGATGACTTGATTGATAGATGGCCACTTCCCGGCTACTGGAACACCCTAAATACCATCCTGAGCGATGTTGATCGCCGTCCGAGTCATTGAACTAAAAAGAACCAATTTCTTCCTGCTGCTTATTAACCTGAACGCTCGTCCAGCGTCGAGCTTTTCTTATCTACCCTTCTCATCCCTACATTACCCCCTCCCCTCGCAGACATCGACCTGCACATGACGCAACGGCCTGCTGATTGTCGGGCCTGCACCCGTCGTCTCGCCGTTGAATGGCCTTTCTATACCAGGCGCTCCAAAGGAGTACAAAAGTACTCTCCTCGTCTTGCCTTTTACTCATGGATAAAATACTGTTTATTCATACAGTTAATCAGAGAGCTATCATGGCCAAGGCAAAGAAAGAACCTACTCCTCCTACCTCCTTCGATCTGCTGGGTATGCGGGTGCAGAAAATCATTAACTCGACCGGGGCGCAGACCGCAAAGCGCGCAGTCATCTACAAAGCCCCGGACGAATTGCAGGATGATTGGGAGCAGCTGCTGGAGGCTATAGACGAGGCGGATAACGTGACCGTCGCTCACCAGGATGATGGTGGCGTACAGGTGTTCTGGGTTGTGCCGAAGGAAGATTGATCAATAGGAATGACTGAAGCCCGCCTATTTGCGGGCTTTTTTGTGGGCGAGATAAAAAAGTTATCGTAAAGAAATGATCATCATCAGACAAATTTATCAAAATGATATTGACACTTATTTATCACGGGGATAAATTCACTCCATCGCAACCGGAACCCAATCAGGTGCCAGCTGCGAAGGGCCGAGAGGCTTACCGCTCTTTAACAACCCAACTGCAGAAAGCTTCTGGATCAGCCGGACATTGACGTACCAGGCGTGGGCGACTCCCACCTCGGTACGCCGTATTGCCAGGCCCCAGAAGCCAAACCGTAAACGTACGGAAAGAAATCATCGCCCAGTCCGCAGGTGGCGAGTAACAGCGGCCAGCAACACGGACAGCATCACTGAAGCACCTGGGCTACCGGGTGCTTTGGGATGACCACCAAGGAGCAGGACCATGTTGATACTCACCCGCAAGCCCACCGAAACCATCCGCATCAATGACGACATCAGCATCACGGTGCTGAGTGTTTGTGGGCAGCAAGTAAAGCTGGCGTTTGAGGCACCGAAAGAGGTCGCTGTGCATCGTCAAGAGATCTACCAGCGTATTCAGGATGCAGCTAAAGCCTGATCGAAAGCATCACTGCTGCACCTTGGCGACAGGGTGCATCGGGATGTAACCAAACCCAGAGGATTCACCATGTTCGGCAAACTGTTTGGCAAGAAATCCGGCGAAGCCCGCCAGGCCCTGGCCGTGATGACCAACCGCGATCTGATGCAGGCGTCGGTCTACGGCGTCTTCTACGTCGCTTCCGCCGATGGCGACATCGAAAAAGAAGAGCTCGAGAAGATCGAGAAGTTGATCAACAACTCTCCCGCCCTAAAGGGCTTCGGCGCCGAGCTGAGCAACACCATTGACCGCGCCAAGGCCGACTTCAACGACGGCGGCCCGCGCATCATTCGCCAGAACGCCGAGAAGGAACTGAAGGATCTGGCGCATAGCGTCGACGACGCGGCTACGGTGCTGAACTTCATGCTGACCGTGGCGGAGGCTAACGGCGACATCGAGGACGCCGAAATGGTGGTGCTGGAGAAGGCCGCCAAGATCATGAACCTCAACCTAAAAGACTACCTGTAGTCATGCTTGGCAGGTTCAGCAACAGAGCGCGCTCGCTGGCAGCCTACGGCTTAGCTGGCGGGGTCGTCTTCGTCGACTCGGCCAGCCGGATCCTGTCAATGGTTGGCGACCTGGTGCTCGTCGCGTTGCTTTTGATGGTGCTGATAGTCGGCAAGGATAAAGGGAAATGACACCGATACTAAAAAAAGTGGCGCAGTACATCCGCAACACCGCCGGCAACGCCACGCTGGAACACCTCATCGATGACCATGAACCGATCGGCCCTCGGGTTTGGGCTGACATGGAGCGTGAGGGGTTTGCTCATGTTATCGACGGCAAGGTGGCGCTCACCGAAAAAGGCAATTCCGCACTGGACGCTGCGCCGTTCTGACAAGCATCACTTCTGCCCATTCACTGAGTGGGCAGCGGGATGACAACCGATCAAGCACGGAGAACCAAATGAGCGAACAAACGATTCAAGCCCTGATGCACGACCACATCGCTCGCTTTTCCGCGAGTGAGCGCCCAGCAGAAATCATCTCTGCGAGCGTGGAAAAGATGTTCACGGACATCATCAAAGATGCTTTCAGCTCGTACAGCGATATGGGCAAGTTGGTGAAGGAAGCCATCAAGCAAGCGCTCCCGTCGAACGTCGAAAACCTTTTCGAGCTGTCCCGCTACAACGACCTCATTGCGACCGCAATGAAGGCCCAATGGGAATCATCGGGCGTGACTGGCGAAATGCTGCGCCGCTCCCAAGCCTCGATTGACGAGGCCCTGAAAGACGACATCGTGCCGGCGTTCGTAAACCTCAGCGACTTGCTGAATGCGTTCGTCGAAGAGCACAAAGAACGCGCTACCGATGAACAGTGGGAACGACCGCACATCACTATTCGCGAGGATGAAAACAGCTACAGCAGCATCAGCAAGCACATACACATCTGCTTTGACCCCCAACCAGAAGAGCGCACTTCCGCGGCCCGGTACTCTTCTGACCGCAAGCGTAGTGAGTGGGAGCTGGCAAACCGGATCAGTGTCAGCATCCGCGGTCAAAACGAACAGGGCTATGACTTCGGCGAAGCCTATAGCGCGAAGTTGGAAGGCAAACCGATAGGTCGCAACTTCATGATCTACAAACGGTGGGAAAAGCTCACCGCTGCACTGTACTTCGGTGGCGCCCAGTTGGTGATCGATTGCGACGAGCACGACTTCTGCTACGGCCTTTACGACTGAACAACCAGCGCTACGTCAGCCTGACGATAACAGCCCGAGCACCTGGTACTTCCCAGCACCAGGCCGCATCGGAGAGTGATCGAAGCGTGCCCAAGCGGGCTGCAGCGCTAGGATCGCAAAGCCCCGTAAATCTCCTGAGCCGGATCTGCCGGCCAATACCAGAAACGCGGCGGGAAACAAGCAGGAGTAGCGCCCTGGTGTTTCGATCACTCTCCGATGCGGACGACTTCTGCACCGCGCAATGCGGCCCCCTGCATCACTTGAGACGAAGTGGAGACATTGCTGGTTTTGCCATAGGACACCAGCCCGATTACCTCGAAAGAGGCTGCATCGGAATGTCGGCGGGTCATGAAAAAAGCATCTCCAGAGCAATCAGATTGTGGCGAATACCCGGACGTCAATTGCAGAAAATGGTGTGGACCGACATTCCAATGCAGCTTCGATAGGTGGCCACTGCCAACCCAGTGAGCGCGCAACAGGAGCTACAGCCATGAAGTAGACCATCGCTTCACCCGCGTGGCGCAGTAAGCCTGAAGGCTACGCCCAACACCTGGCAGGCAGCGGACATCTGGGCCGGCGGTGTCACCGCGTACCGGCCGAGCAATCGGTAGGCCACCCCTAGTTAGAAATCACCGCTGATGATTCAAACCAAGGCCGTCGCCAGTAGCGGGTCTGGGAGGCGCTCACGTAGGGAGGTCTTCGTGACGCAAACAAAGCCCGGTTCCGATCGGGCTTTTTTACGCCTGCCTTTATCCGTCAGCACTCTCCCCTGCGCCCAACGGCAACCAGCAGGCGGCCAGAGCGCTGACGAATACACGCAACCATCCGAGGAAAGGACATGAATCAGACTCTCCAACAGCGCCGCGCCATCCTCGATGGGCTGCGTCAGCGAGCCACCCTGGCTACCGCCGAGTTTTATCAAAAGGTAGGAATCGCCTCTCCTGCCATGTCAGTGCGCTTCACCGTCGTGCCGCACGGAAACAATCTGTTCGGTGTGGTTGATCGCCAGACCGGCACCCAGTGCGCCGAAGTAGCCGGCCACATGAACGCCTGCCGCTCAGCTCAGGGGTTTGAGCACGCCGCTCATTTCACCCAGGCCGCGCACCTCACTGCTACCAATGTGGCGAGCAGGATGACTCGTTGGACACTGGTTTTCGCCGTGGTGCTTTTGGTCTTCGCGTTCATGGGTATGTCGCGATGAACATAGGCCCAATGCCCAATCCGAAAGACGCCATCATTGCGAACCTGGACCGTCAGCTGGACCATTTCTACGGCGCCGGCGGCAAAGCAGAGCCGGCCGCCTCCTTCAAGCCTGAGCACCGACCACCGCGCTCCAACAAGATCGACCCCGACACTGTCCTGAAGCGCCGGCGCCCTTCCCCATCCCATGCAGAACGGATCGCGCTGAGGCGTATCACGGAGGCGCTATGAGCAAGCGCAAGGCGAACAACGGTTTCGCCCGGGCCGAACGCAGTTGCCGGGCGTTGCTCAGGACGAACCACGTCGCAGTCGTGAACATCGACCCCAGCGGCGCGCAGATCATGGCGAACTGGAAGAGCTGCCGGCAGATCAGGAGCTTGGCGATTGCCAACGCTCTTTTCGACTTCTCCTACCGATGGACGATCTACATCAGCGCCATGTGTCGAGACGAGCGCGGTGTTGAGTACGTCAAGTCGGTGGAGATCTCGCCGGAGGGCATCTACAAGGTCGAGCGCCTGACGGATGCCATCGAGCATTACTACCTGGAGCTGCGGAACAGCTGCAACCCAAACCACTTGGTGGCGTCTGGCTGGATCGCAGTTCCCGCGGAGGTATCGCTCGAAGAGGCCCAAGCCGCGAAGTTGTTCTATGCCGCTGGGGCCTGGCAACAGGTGAAGGTCGCAGCATGAGACGCATCAACAACCAGGTGCGCCAGCGCCTTCGTCAATCGCAATTCAAACTTCCACCCAGCGGCCTGTCGGCCCTTCCGGAGAAACAGCCATGCCAACCCCAACCGATACCGCCGAGTTCCTCGAAGAGCTCAACGGCGGCGCATTCGCCAGCCAAATCGGCCACGCCCTTTCCGAAGTAGCCTCCGGGGTTGTTGACCATGGCAAGGCCGGAAAGCTGGTGATCACCCTGGACTTCAGCCAGATCGGCGAATCCAGCCAGGTGAAGATAAAGCACAAGCTCGACTACAAGGTGCCCACCAAGCGCGGTACCCGCAGCGAGAACACCAGCCTAGACACACCAATGCATGTCGGCTCCGGCGGCAAGATCACTCTCTTCGCGGAGAAGCACGATCAGCTCTTCAGCCGTGAACAAGCCCCTATCACTCCCCGCACCTAACCGCCCGACCATCAAGGAACCGAACAATGTCTCTGACCAAAGAAGCGATCCAGCTCATCACCGACACTGCGCTAGAAGCGAGTGGCAAAGCGCTGGCCACCCAAACGCCTACCATCGTGCTTCCCGAAGGTTGCCAAGTTGTCACTCTGGAAAAATGGCAAGCCGGCCGCAGCCGTTTCCGTGGCATCTACTCCACTCATTCGCTGGCTGACTTCAGCGCCTATGTTGCTGATCGGGCCGTGAAGAACGCCAAGGGCTTCATTGACCAGGACGAAATGACCTGCACGCTGTTGTTCAACCTCGGCACTGATGAAGCGCCAGGCCACGCCGATGACCGCGCAGTGCTGCGACTGAAGGCCTCTGCCGGCTACAAAGCTGCGCAGACAATCGGCGGGCGTGCGATGTCTCAGAAAGATCTGAGCGACTGGATCGAAGACTGGCATCAGTACCTGACCCCAGTAGATGACGAAGGAAAGGAAGTTCCTGTCGCCCGGGCCATCGCAGCTGTACGCACAATCACAGTCAAGGCGACTAGCGAATCGGAGAACACCGTTTGCGAGACAGGCGCCAGCCGAAGCGCGATGGACCAGATCGAAGCGCGCAGCAAAGAAACTCTCCCGGTCGCGCTTATGTTCAGCACGATCCCATACGAGGGACTCACCGAGCAGCAGATAAACTTGAGGATTTCCGTAATTACAAGCGGTGCACAGCCGGCGCTAAAGCTGCGCTGGGTTGGAGAAGAGGTCCAGCGCGAGGATATCGCACAGGAATTCAAGGCGGTCCTCCAGGACAAAATCGGCTCTAACGCCTATCTCTCCCTCGGGGCGTTCGATCCGAAGTAAGCATTGCAAGGCGGATCCTGTTGAAAATTCGGCAGGATCCGGCATATCAAATTACTCGTCCGGCATTCCGAGTTCTTTCCTTATATGTTTTCTCAGTTGCTCCGCTTTAACCTCGTCAGGCTCAACGAATTTCCAAACATCATTCATATTTTGAATGAGCCTGAGCATTCCGGGGCTTTGTTTAATATTCATCACGTCTTGGGCGCCAAACAGCCTTTGCGTCAGCAACAATAACTCACCCGAAATTATGTAAGTGTTTTCGACCGAGGCGGCCGATATTTTCCGCAATTGATCACGAATAGCCTCGACCTCTTCGCGAGCAGCCCGTGTAGCAGTTGCATCCCGTTTGATTGAAGCCTTCCAAATCGTAATCTCAGTGATGCTGTCGTTTAAGATCAGGACGGCAGACACCAACAGCCAAACAACTGCAATTGCACTGAACGTCCCAAACGTAATTGCCTTTGCGAGCAATGCTATGGGAAGTGCGATGACAGTTACCGCCAACAGTGCGAAGCCTGCGCGCACGGCAAGACCTAACTTTTTTTGCATTCATTCCCCTGATCCGGCTCCATGCCGGGCCGAATTAAACCGTGATCATTTTCCGGCGGAGTTGCAGCCGAAAATCCGAATATAGACCCTCGACAAACTCCGTCACTGACTGTTCGTCCACTAGGCCTCGCTCAATTAAAGCTTTCCAGTGGGCCAATGCCCTTTCAGATATGCCTTCCTTAATTGGATCAAACGTCCCACTTATTAATAGCGTCAAGTAGCTATTTATGAATGAGCAAAATGTAACCTCTACCTGATAACCTTTCTTCAATCCTGAGTCGAAGATACCACCCCACAACTCGGCGCACTTCAATTCAAGAGATTCAAGTGCAACCCTTGAAACTTGCATATCCTTAAGTCTCCTTTCATAGATATCTACCAGATAGCTATCTCTACCACCGCTGCCTATCCAAGTATTGTTTTTAATCTGAGCGACGGAAGATTCAGCATAATACCAACACTTAATAATTTCTTGCTGATATTGGCGCAATGCAACTATTAACTCGGCGGCCAACTCATGATCTGCAGAAGCCTTTGCTTGCTCTCTCCATGTATTCAATCCTACTAACGCTACGAATATTGCACAAACAGTTGCAAGCAAACCAAACATATCAAAAAGGTCGTGAACATTTCCTACTTTAAAAAAATCGCTGGGAAAGGTGAGCCTTCCAAACACAACACCTACCAAAAACAACAAAAAGCAACCTAGCCAAACAAATTTATCTTTCATAAATAACTCATTTTATCAACTTGTCACACTCATGCTATCAGGCCGGCAACGGTTAACGCGAGGACGCTCAATGCCCACAGAAAACAAACCGGCCGAGCCGATGCAGCGTGAAGACCGCTACATCGTCATCAAGCGCAGCGACGTCGACAACTTCTGGCGTGACGATGTGCGGGAGCAATTCATGGCGGCGCTTCATCGCCTGAACGAACATCACGTACGCATCCCGCAACGCCAGTACCTGGTGATCGAGAGCGACTGGCCCGAATACGAGCCGGCCTGGTACATGATCGAGCAGCGTGTGAACGGTGTCGCTGGCAGGCTTCCTGAAGTGGTCGCCGTGATCAATGAGGAAGGCGAGCACTTCAAGGAAACAGTTGTAGAGCATCGGCCGGGAATTGACCGGCTTCCCGTAGGAACTGAGCTGGTAGACCGTGCCCACGTCATCCGGTTACAGGCCGAGCGTGACGCCCTGCAGCTGCGCCTGAACGCAGCGGATCAGCGGATTGATGAGTTGACCAAGCACAAGCGCGAGCCAGTGAATTGGGCCGCGCCGAAGACGGTGCGCCAATTGATTCGGCAACTCCAGACCCTGGACCCGGATCTTGAAACCCACGCAATGCTGCGCATTCCGGACTTCAAGGATGGCAAGCAGGTTCGCTCATGCCCGCTCAGCATTTCGTACGAGCGCATGGAAGGCCCGTGGCTGTCGAGCTACAAGGGCGATGGTCGCAAGGTGATCGCTATCTGGGCCAAACCTGATCACCGGGAACTGCAGGACCAGGGCGAAACGCTGACCGAATTTGCAGAACCCCGATAGGAGTACATCTGTACTCCAGCCGAGCTGTAACTCCCTCCCCCTTCAAAGTCAGCCGCTATAGCGGCAAGGAATCCGCATGTCTGAGATAAAGGAACGGCCGATCGTGTTCTCGGCCCCGATGGTGCGCGCCATCCTGGAAGGCCGGAAGACGGTCACGCGAAGGGCGGTGAATCCGCAGCCAGTGCTAACCGAAGACTCTGGCTTTTCGTGGGAAGGCCACCAGTTCGGATGCGGCACTGACGATCGCGAGACTGCCCGCAACTTCTCCAAGCATTGCTGCCCATTCGGCAAGCCCGGCGACCGGCTGTGGGTGCGCGAGTCCTGGGGCTTACAGATCCGGCACTACGGGGGCTGTACCGGCGAACACATCGTATATCGCGCCACCAACCCAGACGCCATCTACTGCAAGTCGGCAGAGGGTCAAGAGTACCCAGTGAAGTGGAAGCCAAGCATTCACATGCACAGGCACTCCGGCCGCATCCTGCTGGAGATCACCGAAGTGCGCGTCGAGCGGTTGCAGGACATCAGCGAAGCGCAGGCAATTGCCGAAGGCATCGTCGGCGTAGCTTTCCGACCCGATGACGGCTGGCCGATTTGCACCGGCTATATGGTCGGGCCTGACGATGGGAAGACCGGCTTGCAGACGACGGCAGCAAAGGCCTTTGCGGGCCTTTGGGATTCTGTTGGCGGTGATTGGAGCGCCAATCCATGGGTCTGGGTCGTCGAATTCAAGCGGGTGACACCATGATCGCCCTCGCCGGGTTCGTCTACGTGTACTGCTGCAAGGGGCTTCGAACCTGAGGGTTCGCCCCACCAGTCACTTCAGGAAGGGGAGCTGCGAGTTACGCAACTGGCGAGACGAACGAGTAGACCATAGTCCAACCACTCAACCTTCCTCCCGCCCCTCATCTGATTTCCACAATCCACCTACCAGCCTGCCAGTGAACGGCGGGCGAGGACTGCGCGTGAATATTTACCGACACCCCTTCGCAGCCGTCTGCCCAGCCGACGGCGAAATGATCATCTACCAGCTGGAGGTTCGGTCGTCGAAGATGATCCACGTTGAACACATCAAGGCCGCGACGGCGATCATCAAGAAAGGCTGGCACGAACAGATTGCCGATCGCCTGTCTGAAGCGCTGGGTGGTAATCAAACAATCATCGCCACCCACCAGGGCGTCGAGATCGAAACAATGAGGCTCAGTGGATGATTGCGTATCACGGCACGCCAATCGGAGGAACTCGACAAGACGGTGCACGGTTCCTTGCCGGCCGGCACGCCCTCGTGCCGTTCCCGCGCCAAGACGACATGGGCATCGTCGCCGACGTTTGCCGGTCGTTCGTCTTCGACAACGGTGCATTTTCGGTCTGGAAGAAAGGCGGCAAGCTTGACGTCGACGGATACACCCGTTGGGTTGAGCAATGGCACAGGCACCCGGGTTTCGATTGGGCGCTGATCCCCGACGTCATCGATGGGGACGAAGCCGCGAACGACGCACTGCTGACGGCATGGCCGGCGGAGTTGCGCGGAGTACCGGTTTGGCATCTGCATGAATCGCTCGAGCGTCTTGCTCGCCTGGCTGCTGACTGGCCAACGGTGGCAATTGGCAGCTCCGGCCAGTGGGCGAGCCCAGGAACGTCAGCATGGTGGAAGCGTATCGGCTCAGCGATGGACGCCATCTGCGACGACCAAGGTCGGCCCGCTTGCCGCCTTCACGGTCTGCGCATGCTCGACCCAGCGATCTTCCAGCACCTGCCATTCTCCTCGGCTGACTCCACAAACGCAGCGGTCAACGGCGGCAGCATCAGCCGTTTCGGAATGTACGCCCCGCCTACCGCCGGCCAGCGCGCCAACGTCATAGCGGATCGCATCGAAGCGCACAACAGTTCACCCATCTGGCAACGAGAAACCCAGGCCGAGATGGCCGTCTAATCCACCACCTTCTGCCGCCACGCGCGGAACGGAGCAGCATCATGGAAATTCAAAGTGAAACTCTCGCCGATGAAGAGCTGGCGGCTATCACCGGCTATCAACTCCCTTCACGCCAACTTGGTTGGCTCAATCAAAATGGCTGGAAGTACGTGCTGACCGGTGCGCGCCGCCCTGTCGTCGGTCGGGTATATGCCCGAATGAAACTAGCCGGGGTCAGACCATCAGCAGAAAACGTTGCGGCCGAAGCCTGGTCGCTGGACTTGTCACGCGTGGGGTAAGGAATGCGCCCAAGAAAGGCAGCAAATAGAGACCTGCCGCCTCGGATGATCCGGCGGGTAAGGACGCTGAAAAGCGGTGTGCAGTGGGTGGGTTATTACTATGACGGGAAGGATGACGCGGGGAAGAGGATTGAAATTCCTCTTGGGGGGGATTTGGACATCGCCAAAGCTGAATGGGCGAAGCTCGACTGCAAGCCGGTACCGGCGAAGAACACTTTGCTGGGCAAAGTGTTTGACCGTTACGAAGCTGAGATCATCCCCAGCAAGAAGCCGAGAACCCAGAAGGACAATCTGCTCTCGCTGACACAGCTCAGGAAGGCATTCAGCGATGCGCCGATCAACGCGGTGACACCACAGGCAATCGCTCAGTACCGTGACAAACGAACCGGTAAGGTTCGGGCGAACCGCGAAATCTCGCTGCTGTCACACATCTACAACATCGCCAGGGAATGGGGGGTCACCGACAAGGAGAACCCCGCCTCTGGCGTGCGCAAGAATAAAGAAACGCCCCGCGACTTCTACGCCGATGCGACTATCTGGAACGCCGTGTACGGAGCGGCATCGCCTGAGCTGAAGGATGCCATGGACTTGGCCTATTTCACCGCTCAGCGCCCTGCTGATGTTCTGTCTATGCGCGCCACGGATGTCATCGACAGCTTCCTACAAGTTGCCCAGGGCAAGACGTCGAAGAAGTTACGCATTCGGCTCGAGGCTGGAGAAGTCATCAATGGCCTGGGCGAACTGATTGAGAGGCTGCTCGAGCAACGGAAGGCACGCGCCATCCGGAACCCATACCTGATTGTCACCGAGGATGGTCGACGGGTGACCGCAGCGATGCTTCGTCTGAGGTTTGACGATGCACGCAATACCGCGATCAAGGAAGCATTGGAGAATCAGGATGCCCATCTTGCGGCCAGCATTCGCCTATTTCAGTTCAGGGATATTCGACCAAAGGCGGCCAGCGAAATCGACGATCTGGGGCATGCAAGTCGCCTGCTTGGTCACACCGACAAGCGCATCACCGAGACGGTTTACCGGCGCGTCGGGGAGATCGTAAAGCCTACCCGATGAGGCCGAAAAACAGACCAAATTCGTTTCCGCAAGTAAAGTGCCGCCCCTTGATTTTAGCGGCCTTCAGAGCATCGGAGAATGTTC